TTGCTAAAGGATTTACTGTCTTTAACTTTTCTTGATAATTTTCTACAAATTGTTTGATAATTGTGACCGTGAATATCTTGATCTAATTGCTGTCCATCACTGCAACTTAGTGTAGTTTTTTGACCAACGTCTATTCCTAAAGTCTTTCCTTCTTCCTTATTAAGGGGGTCTTTTATGTCAAAATTAAAGGTAACATCCGTCTTTGATATTCGTATTCCTTTCTTAACATCTCCTAATTTTAGTAGTGAATTAAAATGCTTATGTTTCTTAACAGGAAGGTTTAATTTTAATTTATTACCGAGACAAGTTAATGTTACCCAACCATCAAAAGTAGTATTCTTGTTCCAACTAATATTAACAAATCTTTCATCCAATTCACATTCAATATTATTGATATCAGGTTTTGTTTGTTTAACTTTATTGTAAATTACTTTTAATTTCCTAGCTTTATGATAATTACCATTCTTAATGAATTTATTTATCATGAAGAGACGACGTTTCTGTTTGATCTGAGTTCCTCGGACAATTCCTGATGCTTGTTTAGCAGCGCACTGGACGGCACGAGCCGTCAGCCAAGTAGAAACTTGGGAAGTAATTTCTTTAGGTAAGAGGGATGGAATTTTATCCATATCCCAAATCAAGTCAACAAATTTAATTAAAGTGGTTCGATACTCATTTATGAATGAGTTAAGTTCATTAGATTTACCCTTGCGGGTAAACTTAAGACTTGTTTTGCTTGATCGAATCATTTTTTAATTTTTGATAGTCTTGTTGCTTCTTTTTATTTATAGCATCACGGTTTAGATTATAGTATTTTAATGCCCTAACCCTTGCAAGTTTAAGCATTTCTTCGTAAGTTCTGTTATAAGATTTTCTTCCCATGTATATACATATAAGTCAAAAGTAGAAAACGTTGATTTATTTTCAATTAATATTAAGTTGACATTGGTATAAATTTCACTGTTTTTCATCAAATTTCAATAAAACATATGAATGTAAATAATACACATAACTATAAGTGAGATTTAATTAATCACTATCAAATCGAAGTTTAATCAATGGCTCGGTTTAAACATCAATCCGTATTTTGAGCAATGCTTCAGATAAAAATGACTTAACTAATGGTCTACTTAATTTTGCAACGGCTATTAATTCATTGCTATCATTATATAACCCTACCGTCGTAATATAAGTTTGTGGATTTGTTATAAAGTTAGGATTATAAATATAACCTGCCGGATGAACCCCATCAGTTCCATCGTAAGTATATGTTGGATTGTTGCTATAATTAAATTCTTTATTTTTTACTCTTATATAATATTGAATAGAAGGAATAAATTCACTACATTGAATGTTCATTTCACTGGTAGATGTAACAATAGAATTAAATAATGTATAATGATTTATGGTAAAATCGTACCCGGACGGAGTTACAGGTGAATATGGATATGTTCCTGTAGTAAGACCTACTAAATTTGAAATGGCAAGGGCATTTAATATAACAATACCCGATGCCGGAAAGAATGTCCCAAAGCCTCCATATGTAGGAGTCGTTGGTGGAGTTGTTAGACTTCCACTTATTATTTGATAGGACGTATTCACTGTTGAAACGTAGGGAGAATCGTCTATGAAAGTAAAGTTTCCATTGGAACCACTCAGACTAAATTGCAAGGCACCGGCATCAACGTTATCTTTCATCTTAAATGATGAAAAGGAGATGACCCATATATCATTGGCCGTTATGGTGGAACTGCCACTATTCATATAGAATAAATCAGAATTGGCTAATAGATTAGCATATTGTGTATAAACTGCTTTGGCCGGATATGCTTGTATAGATGCAGTGTCTGTTCCAAATGAACCACTTCCCAAGTTTCCATTTACATTTCCATAGGCAATAGAAAAATATGGATCGTTATTGGTATGTTCGGTTGATGTGGGAAATACATTTAAATAATACATCGTGCGGCGAATATCATATACATTATTTCCATATGATGGATTTCCAACTGAGCCGGTCAAATCAAAAAAGTCCGATATCATTAAACTTTGAGTGATTGCCATCACGTTATTAGGCCATATTCCCGTAGAAACTCTAAGAGAACGTCCTGTAACTATATCAGAATTTGGGTCGAATTTATTGAATATCATAATTAATTAGTTAAACTTTGAGGAACAATAACAGTCACTTCGACGCTAATAGACCCACCCGATTCATTCCCTACAATGGTTAAGTTGGTTGTGGTTGTAACGCTCAAGGTGCTATTCGGAATAAATGCAAATACATTTCCAACGGCAACCTGAGAACTAACCACATTAATATTACCAATGAATGATGGCACTATGTTAGATGGCGTATTTAGAGCATTTGCTTGTTGAACGATTAATGTTCCAACATTCTTATTTCCTAGAATTGCCGTATAACCCGCCGTTAAATTGTATGATGGAGCGGTTGATGGACTGATTACAATATTTCCCGTATAATTACGAGGAACTGAGATATTAGATTGGGCAATTGTTATTACTGGAATTGATGTAACTCCTTGATTCAGAGTTACTAATTTATACTTTAACATTTGAGTTTCGTCCGATAATGGTTCAAATATAGGAGTATTTCTTAATGCTATATCATAACATACACTGCCACCGGGATGAGTTGGATCATATAATGTATAATCTATTTCATCATCGGCCAATGCAAATGACGTAATATTCAAGTTTCCGTTTTGGGCGAGTAATTCTCTTCCTCTTTGAGTGAGAATTGCGTCAATAGTTACAGTTTGGGAATCTAAATAAGACATAATAGTTTGTTCTTCCTAATACATATAATTGAAATTTGATTTTTCATAAATTAATTTAATATTCCGATTGCATCCTTGACTAATATAAACACGGGATTCTCGGAATGTTTTAGAGTATCGATGCTTACTGATGATGAAATTGTCGTATAAAAACTACTACTAGGATCAAAACTTGAAGTTGTAAAACTTAAATTATGTAATAAAACCAAATGATTTTTCGACAATATACGAACTATAATATAATATTTATTCTTTTTATACGTTATATTACTGTCAGTGATGGAATATGTTTTACCAAGATATGTTTTGGTTTGTCCGGCAGTTACCGTTATATAATAATTCTGAACGGGGAAATAGTCAATTTCTGATTTCTTATATGTCGTCGATAGAGCACTATTAAAGGATGATTTATTCGTGAATATGTTTTGTTTATGGGAATGATGGTTTCTGGGATATCCACTAACAAGTTCAAAATAATCACCTGTATCCGATTTACTTGATGATGCTAAGTTATAAAATACATCCCCCGGAACCTTTATATAATCATATAAATATACCGATGCTGAACTATCAATTTTAGAATCATCAGCGGCAGAATATCTATACTTCTTCCATCGTTTCAATATATGTGCCGATGACGAATACGGAAAATAACTATTTATTACCTTTTTAGTGATCGGGTCGATATATGATTCAAGTTGAGTATCATCAAGGGAATATGGAATATATCCGATAGATTGATAAGTGACATTATCATTTTTATTGGCTAAAATATCCAATTCAAAATCATATGGATTATAACCATCTTGTGCCATATACTCGATACTAGAAGTTAATATAAAAGATGCTGATCGGGGCAGATTGATTTCATATAATTCAGCGTCTCCCGTGTTTATTGATGCTGTTACTGGTTTAAATGGATATTTCGGACGTTCCAATATAGTTGGGGCGATTAATATACCATCAACTACATTTGCCCGTGCCGGTAGCAATTTTTTAATAGAAGAGAATATTGATTTGTTAAAATATAATCTATAAATCGTCATCAATTCACCAAATAATGTAGTTTGTTGTTTATTTTTCAGACTATCTACATATGATGATTGCAATTGTTTTAAATTCAAATATTGATTATCATACATTGATGATGGGTCTCCAATAGATGACATCAAATCATAACTTCCCAATTGCCGCACAATATCTTTATTCTTAAAATCTTGGGGATCTAAGAAAAGTCCCAATAAGTTTGAAGATGGCGTTAATTTTTCCGTGTTTTGTGTTGATGTATTTAGATTATCAAGTCGACAAACAACTTCTTGGTCGATATTATTGACTTTATTCGTATTAAATTGATTGGGTCCGTAAAATGATGAATTTATTGTGTTTAAATATTCAACTTCGGTAAATTGATATGGATAAATTCCTAACTTAGTATTTTGGCAAGACGAGGTATTATATGATGATGTCGTTGCACCTTCCCATGCATTTGAACTACTTAGATAGGTTGAATAGAGAGAATTAGAATTCGGCCATATTGATGATGAGTTCATATCAAAGGGATAATCAACACTCATTCTAAATAATAAATCTTGTTGACTACCCGATTGATTGTTTGAATATGAATTTATATTATTTACATAATCATCAAAGGTTAAGTCGGAAACAGCATTTTGAAAGATTTCAAGTTTATCAAAGGAGCCGACAAGAGGAGTTGAATTATGAGGTAGGAACCAGCCACCAATGACTATTCTAGTGGCGATGGCTGATGTGGTGTAACGTGTTATCGTTGGTGCCGGGACGTAATAAGAAGCATTGTACTCGGCTGAGTATGTATATAAGTCAGGGGAGCCAGTGCCGGGGTCGTTACGATTGCCGTAATTGTGGGTGTAACTGAAATAGTTTATCCCCCCCGTTCCTAAATACCAAGTATTAAGAAAATTGAACAAACTAACTCCATTATCATTAATAAACGTTCCCAGTTCGGTTGTAAAATTATAACCATTAATACTCGTGTAATTAAATCCCGGCGGATATCTTACGTCTGGGTGATATATTCCATTGTAATTAGATGCTCCTGCGCCAGACACGACATAGTGATCTGAACTTGTTATTGAGTAACTTGGGGTTCCATCAAAAATAGCATTTGAATATTCGTCATAATTTATATAACTGGAACTAATGTTTAATAATTCGTCGCCCGAATTATTTCTCTTAACCACCAAATCATATTGTCTCGGCAATTGATTAAGACTTCCGCCGAAATTAGAAATATCGAAACTTGGATCTATTTCGTTCTTTCTTATCAGAACACTGTATATATTACCATCAAATAAAGAGAATTCTGGACTCTCAATTTTAAATACTTCTTGTCCTTTATATCCATTTCTAAAATATATTGTGCCGGAATTTGAGCTATCCGTTCTTGTAAATCCAACGGCCCAATCACCCGATCCCGATATACTTGATGAGGTTGGATAATCGGTAGTTCCATTTATCGCTCCAAATAATATATTATCATCTCCCTTCGAATAATATTCTGGATCATTGAACCGAACTTTAAACATATATGAAGAGGCACTATTTATTCCGTCTAAAGTAAACATATCATTTGGGGCTGATTCGTC